ATGTATGCCGGCACTTCAGCGACCCAATCAATCCCGTTAGTATATACACGCAAACTTACCTGTCGCGCTTCGTGTTCTGTATTGAAAATATAATATCTCATTCTTCTTCTTCGTCAAGCCAATGCTCATAAACTGTAAATGTGCCATCCTCATTATATACGTACTTTGCAACAAATAAGTCGTCGTCTGGCAACTGTACGTCGTCAGGCAGTTGCACAATTTCTAGTGTGTTTGTTGTGTTGGCCCTTGTCACTTTGTGCGGCGCATCATTGTTCCAAGCATAATAAATATCATCCTCAAAAATTATATTGTCCGCGAACAATACTACCTGCCGGTCAGCTTGTGTAATCAATATTTTCATTATGTATTTGTTGTTGTAAATGTATTTGCAATTGTGCCTCTGAATGATGTGTTTGCCCTTGTTATCATTGCCGTAAGCATTGCGCCGTTATCTTTATCTACTTGTGTTATCAAATTATATCCGCGATAAGGGTCAGACGATGTTGGATTGCTAGGGTCTACTAGAACGACTTTGCTGCTTGCCGTATCAAATTTAGATACATCCCATGTGTTAGCTGATGCGTCGTATGTTGCAGGAAATACAATAAAGTCGCCTGTGTCTGCGCCACTGTTAAACAGGCCGCCGGCCAATAAAAACTGAGTAGAACTGTCAGATATGCCGTCAAAGTATTTGCGTATCGCTAACCGTAAAGGCTGCTTGCTGCTGCTGCCAAATGTTGCGGCTGCGCCAACTGTAAATGTCGTGCCGTTCCATATTACACCGTGTATCTGCGATGTGTTAGCAGTTCTATCGTGCAAAGCCATTAGGCCTCTACCGTTTGTTATAAAGTCCGCAAAGTAGTAAAACCCATCTTGATTATTGCCAGACTTGAACAGTGTGTCGCCAACTACTTCAAGAAGTGTGTTTGTGCTAGTATTATATTCATACACAGCATAATGCAATAATCCTGAAAAGCTGCTGCCTCCTGTAAAGTAAAACGATGCGAAGCATTTTTTGCCACCTACTTCGCCTAGATTTATAATATGCGCACCGCCATGACCAGGCGATGAACCTGCACCTCTAGGATATAATATACCGCGCTGAGTAATTGCCTGTGTACTAATATTTAAATCATATACCCTTACGTATGGCGTTGCATTACTTCGAGTTAATCCTGTAGCTGCTAATGTATATACGTTTGCACTAGGCTCATTTATAACTATAAATTGTGTGCCTCTGTCTATATAATTTGCGGTGTCACCATCATTAATAGTAAAGTCTATCGTTACATTACTTGTGCCGCCTGTATATGTGCAAATTTTAAATACGTTGCCTGTACCTACTTCAGGAGATACCATAAAAAATTTATCATCTGTAAGTCTGCAAATACCTGCTGCTTGCCCACGACCATAAGGGTCAAAGTCTGCTGTATTGTTAAATGCAACCAAAGGTGTTGCGCTTGTTGTTAGTGTGCCACCGCTTTGCGTTAGTCCTATAACTGTCCAATCTTGATTATCTGCGTTTGTTGCTTGACCTAGACTTGATATATAGCGGCCGCGTTTTAATTCAACAGGCCATTGATTTGTATTTGTGTTGTTTATGCCTGTCAGCACGTTTTGCTGTGTGCCAACTGATGCAATTGCTGTTAATATTGCAGGCCCTATTTCTTGGCTAGATGCAAATGAATCAACAGCTAATAATTCAACCTCAACCATCTGCTCGTCTAGCATAGGGTCAAAGTCTTTTACTTTGTTTATTATAAACCGCTGATTCATCAGCGTGTAATACTTTGTAAAATCTAGGTTAACGTACTCAGCGCGCGTCAATAATATTTTTGTAATTAGCGTGCGCGTCGTTATCAATTTGTCTAGCGTTGTTTTCCAAAACCGCTCGTATAAACCATCAACCATTGTGACCGTGTTAGCGTTGTAAATACCTAGATTCACGTCATCAATATCATTGCTGTTTATATCAGTCAATGCGCCTAACCCAATAGCATCAGACGCCTGCCTGGTTACACTTACATCGGCAACGTCTACATTCAGTATCGTGTCAAAGTCAGATACTTTAGTTACAATACTCGCACGGCTAGAGCCATCGCCTAAAGCTAAGTTTTCATCAGTGTGTGCGTATGGATTAACAGTCATGCAATTGTACATGAACGGATAACCTAGTTGTGTAATTGTAAAGCCAGTTGATAATTCATATACCCATTGTCGCCAGGTCGGCGTAAATAAATATGCCTCAATGCCTGTAAATCTACTTGTCACAGGACTTATGAAATCTACGTGACGTGGCATACCCATCGGCGCAGAACCAGACTTGAATACGAATAACCTATTTGCAAAAGTGTTGTCAGGGTCATAGGTAATTGATGTTGCCTGGTTTGCTTCATCTTCTGTAATTGGGCCAATAAACCCACGTGTGCGCACGCGGTCAAACTTAGCTTGATAAAACTTACTAAGGCTTGTGTTGAATGGCAACTGTATGTCTGTAATGCCTTCCTCATTATTGCTGTCTAAGTCAACAATATATCGCACTTCGGGTTGATTCACTGTATCGTCAGTTATGAAAGGGTACATATTTTCGTCAATAGGATATGTTTCAGTTCCCCATGACAAACGCACTTGACGCTTATAGTTGCCTGATTTGTATTGTATTTCCTGGTCTACGCTAACCTTATCTGACCAGTCAACAGTGCCAGAATAAAATCCGTTGTATGTAGTACCGTTCCATGATGTCCAATTTTCGCGCGGCTCAACCTTTAATGTAATGCCGTCAAAACTAAATACAAGGTTAAATGTTTTGCAAACATTCATAAAAAAGTCTAGCATTGTTACATCAGCAGGCAAGAAAAAACGCCAATCTTCCGTCGTGCCGAATGTGACGTTTGGGTAATCGTCTTGACTACGGTCGCTGTAATATATGTTGTCAAAAAATCCGTGCGTTGCGTTACCAGTTAAAAAGTCGCTGTCTAGCTTAAATGCGTCAAAGCCAAACACTTGTTGAACAAGCGGATTTGTTGCTGTGCCAAATATACCGTCAATCAAAAAGTCTAGCCTGAATGCAGGCCAAAAGTCTGTTCCCTTTGCGTTGCGGCTAGTGCCGTTGTATGTTTCAGTGCTGTCGTAATTGTTTGCATTGCTGTCGCTAAACTTGTACATATACGGATTGACGAATACATAGCTAGGGTCAGCAATTGTGCGAGGGTCCGCTAGAACACGTGATAATATATTTAAATCTGTGTACGCTAGTTGCAAAACTGTGCCGCTCGTGTTTGTTGTCATATCAGACATTTTCAGCGATTGTAAGGCAACGACCCATGATTCATTTCCGCCTACAAATTGGCATTCAAACTCTAAGGCATTTGTGTTGCGTTTAGCTTTAAGTATGTACACATATCCATCATCAATCACATTACCGTTTACAATTATTAAGCACTGTTGCTTATATACATTCAGCGCATCTATGTCTGTACCTATCACGTGCGCATATCCTAGTGCCTGCACATTTTCAGCAGTTGCAGGTATTTTAAAAGTCTTGCTAGACGTTTTGTTGCGTTTCTGTATGTCCTGCACTTCCGCAATTGATTTGCTCAAAGTGAAAGGAAAGTCGCCTTCACTGCCTAATGTGATAAATTTATTAGTCTGTTTTATGTATAGTTGCGCGGCCCTCATTGCAGTTTATCCATTGTTGTCATCTGCTCAATCAACCAGGTAACTAATATGTCACATTGGTCGTATTCTAAATTCATTGAAAAAGTCGCCTCGTCATTATTATCAAAAGTGACGCAAATGTAGTTGTCAGCGTTGCGCAGCTTTGGGTACATTACTTTTATTTCTGCTGTTGTCATACGTCTGCATATCTGTAAGTGAAAGACAATTTTTGCGCGCGGTTGTTTTTAATTACATCAACCTTGCCGTCATTGATTGTTATTCTACGAACACGCTCGTAACCAGTGTCCGGATGCGTCACGTCAAACGATGTACCAAATTCTGTACTTGTATCAACAACATAATGCACTGGCGATGCGAAAAAGTCTAAAGCAATTTCACGGCCTTCCTCTGGTGTAAATGGCAGTGTGTTGTTAATTGTAAACTCATATTCGCTTTTAGGATTGATTGCACGTTGCCGCGCACCTGTCAGTAGATATGCGCCTAAATCATTAGTGTTTGCCGCAAATGGGTCTGTATTAACTAGAGCAGTATTACCGCGACTGCTGATAACTGCTTCATTCGTTTTAGAATGTAAGGTCAGCGTTTCGTGTACGCCAAAGCGATTCATGTATATAAATGTCGTTGGGCATTTTATGTTGTGCTTTGCAGGGTTCAGAAACGTCATTGACGCAAATGCGCTGTCTGTTGTGTTGCTGATTGCAATGCCTACGCTAGTAAATACACTGATAATTGTTGATACTGATACCGGCGTTGATGTACCTGTTAACACAAAGCCAGATTCGCCAGATGCAACTGATATATCCTGCAAGTCGCTTATAGATACCGGCACTGAACATATCTTGCTTTGTTGGAATAGACCACCGGCTAACGTTGTATCAATTGTTGCAGTTGCGTATGAAGTATCGTTGACATATACTGTAACACTCATTCCGCCTGTAATGCCTAGCGGAAAATTAAAAAACGTCACACGGCTGTAATCAGATAGGAATACACTTGTCCGCCGGCCATCTCTAGGTTGAAAAAACGCTGTATCAAAAGCACCAAAGTCTTTACGTGAATACGGCAATGATGATAAGAAATATCTGTTGTCAAAGTATTCTTGCGCCGTACCTGTTGAATTAAATACCTGGTGCTTTGCCTTTGTTATGTAAAAGCCGTTCGATGATAGTGTTGCGCTTGTTGTGCCGGTTGTTTCTATTTCAGTCATTTCAACTGCAATAAACCTTAACAAATTGTCATAGTAGTGTATAGCAGGCGTTGCATCAAAACTTACTAAGTCGTCACGTATTATAGTTAGAAAGCTGTTGAGATAATCACTTACGTTAAACGTAAATTCGCTATTGATTAGCGGCGCAAAGTATGCCGGTACGTTAGACAACACTGTGCCGGTATTGCCATCTTTTACTTCAAACTTGATAAACTTGATGCTTGCGTTGTTGCTTGTTGCTTTTATTATGCACGGGTATTCAGATGACCAGAACGTGTTGCTGTTTGGTTGTGATGTTATAGTGATTGCCATTGCTTGCCGATTGTTGCTTCAAATGACGCTGCTGCGTCTTTACTTAGTTCTTTAATTATATCAGGCTGCACCTCTTTCATTGTGTCTTCAATAACGTGCAATTTAGATTCATCTAATGATGTGCCTCGTATTTTGCGCGGCGCGCCGTACTTGCCAATGTTTGCACGGATTGCCCACGCTGCCTCCTGTGGTATGCCTTTTGCTATACACCATTCTAATATCCTACTGTATGGCGGCTTTCCGCCAGGCTTGCGGCCTTTTTCTATGTACTGCCAATGGTCTGCACCGTAAAAGGTCAGCACCATATCCGCGTCATCAAATACTGAATAGACCGATGATATACTGCGCTGTGTTGCGTTGCGGCCTTTTGCATTCATCGTTGCCTGCAATCCGGATATAACAATCTCAGTTATTTTATCTGCGTTTACCTTAATCATTATGCACACAAAAGTCTGTTTCAACATCAACGTTGAATGTTACGTACAAAGCACACAAATTGAGTTGACTGCTGTAAGGTATGTGCCGCATCTCTAGGCCGCTTGTTACCTGTGTTTCAGGGTAATCGCTGACATTATCTAGCAGGCTAAATGTTAACGTTTCAAAGCTGTGCATCTTAGTCCACCAATAATCCCATCGGTTTACGGCTGTCACTGTTTGGTCTGCCTGGTGCAGGTTATCAGCTAACAGCAACACAACTTGATACCTGATGTATTGTTCGTTATTATTCTCTACATCAGATATTGCAGCATTTTGCAGCATCAATCCATAATACGGCATAGCCTGGTTCGCTAGCTTGTTCAACTCGCTTTCATCCCAAATGTAACCGTATGACGTTATGCCATTTGCTGTAAAGGCGTGTTCTAACCGTGACTTGACTTTATTTAAAGAACCTAGTGCCATTATTCGCCGTTCCTGTGCAGCATAATTAGAAAACCAGTTGTTGTCACAAACGGCATCATTGGCTCGTCTACATCTACTTTTTCCGCTTTTGTTTCAAGCACCGGTGTGACTGATACAATTTTATATCCGCCAAATGGGTTATTTCTTAGGTCAAAGTCATTTAACAGTCTATCCATTTCCCTAGTTATTTCATTATCGCGGCTCATTGCTCGCAACGCATCTACTGATGTGTCCATTTTTTTATGCTTTGTTTCAATTCTGTCGCGCTTGTCGTGTATGTTTTGCTCTTGTTGTTTTACTTCCTGGTGAGTCACTGGAAGGAATAGTATTCTTAATGACATTGTATATCGTTTGCACTAAATATAATGAATAAAAACTGAAACCGTTTTTGACCTGTATGTTACATTGTTTTGTTTTCTATTATATTCTTTTAGCATTGCAGCAGCATTGCAGCAGCATATTTTGTAAGTGTAAGATATTGTCTTATATTAGCACAGGAAGAATGTTTCTTGTGTTTAGTTCATAGCCTCTACCCTAACCAATGCCGGACGGGTAGAGGCTTTTTTGTTATATTAGATATATGGACTTACAAAGCATATTGATTATTGTCTTCTGCACCGCTTACATCTTAGGAACATTCTATTGGGTCGGCCGTACTATGGACGATTGACTACTTTATACTAAACGCTCTACTGCTGTGCAGCTTTGTGTATCTGGCTGCGTCAATAGCGTGGTCTAGGTATTTGCGCGGCGTGTCTAGCATTATGCCTGACCTAGTGCGCTCGTAGACATAGTTGCGTAACTCCTTGATAAGATTGATTGACCGCTTAGTTACAACAAACGGCTTTGCCTTCATCATAGCTAGGCCGCCATCTACTGAGCCTCTAAACTTTTTAACTCCCATTATTTGCACGCCGTTTTGCCCTAGCTGCCGTATCACTGTTTCGTGCGATGGGTCAGCCACAACCATCCGCCTGACATCGCCTGCACGTATAACAGCCATTAACTTGTTAAAGCCGAAGCCTGGCTCATAATGTATTTCATCGTAATAATCTATGCCATCGTGCTGCCATAGGTCAACAAGCGTTGACGGATTTGCTTCGCCAAAGTCCATTCCGGAACAGATGTAACGCGCGTTGTCTGGCAAATTACCAATAGACCACACAGACGGCGGAAATATAACTCCTGACGGTGTACCTATTTCTCCAAGACCAAACACATTGTACCAATCTTTGTCGTGCTTCCTGCTTTCTATGTTGTCAATTGTAACCTGGTCAAGTGCTTCGTTGTGCGTATAGTTTAGTTTCACAAAACGTAGCTTTTCCCTAAATTCCTCATCAGGGTGTCCAAGCAATTCAGTGTGTGCCCAAAACTCGCTGACAGGGTTAAAGTCAATGATTGACCATTTGCGCGTCCGTATAAACAATTCACTCCACGCCTCGTATCCTATATTGTTCGCCTCGTTAACAAATAAGTAGTCACGCCGCGCGCCTCGCAGCTTATCACTTTGGTCAGCACTAAAAAACTCAAACGTCGCGTTCTTTATCTTGTACGTGTGGCTTGACTTGTTGTGCTGCCGTGCTTTGTACATATTGTTGTCAGTTAGTATCGTAAAGAAATCGCGCATTGCGCCACGCCTTAAATGTGGCAATGATTCTGATACTATACTGATAAGGCCGGTCAGGCTGCTTTTGTGTGCCGCTAGAATTAAGTATTGCAACACCGCGTAAGTTTTGCCTGCTGATGTGCCACCTTGTACAATTACAATGCGTCCATCTGCTTGTATGGCCTCGCCTACTTCGCCAAATGCTGTCGTCGTTTTCAAATGTTATCTAGTACGTCTAATGAAATTTGCGACATTGGCTGAATTACAATTTGCGGCTCGCCAGTGTTTTCTATTTCCTGCCGTTCAATGTAGCCGCGTTTCTTGCCTTTTGTTTTCAAGTAGAATATTGTCGCTGCTGTACTGCCATCTTTAATCTGCTTGTGAAGGCTAGATTCGGCAAAGTCTAAGGCAATATCCTCAACATCGTTTATAGCTACCTTGTACGCATTGTCCTCGCGCATCCATCTGTAATGTGTTTCACGGCTTATTCCTACGGCTTTGCACGCACTGGTAACTATACCCAATGCTTTTTCCATAGCTTCAATCATCGCTTTTTTATTGGTGTCAGTTTTTGTCATATTCCTTTAAATGCTTTTAGTGGATAAAATATAAAGCTATTGCGATAGCCGCCTGCTGCTGTTGGCACAATTGGCGTTACACCGTGCACGTTTCGCCAGGCAGGATAAACAAGCATTGAATTATCTGCTTGCTCGAATGTTGCATTGTAGTCAGGCACATTTAACGCGCCGCCGTTGCTGTTGTTGCGCTTAGTAATTATCACGTTGACTGCGCCTACTAAGTTAGCTGTATCTCTATGAAACGGTGCAGGTATGTTGTAATTCGATATGCTGCTTGTAAACAAGTTGCCGAATCGCCACTGTTGCGGCACGTCCTCAAATAGTTGTACCTGCTGCTCATAAATGTTTGGCGTTATCTGCTTTATTATTTGCTCGCTTTCTAGTGCAGATGCTAACATTGCTTTGATGAATGTCTGTGCTTTTTTGTCTTGGTGTACACTGCTCATACTAGGGTACGGCATCCTCATGTGTGGTTTAGGTGCACGGCTGCCGAGTATTGTGCTGTATTGCGTAACTAATGTTTTACCGGTTGCTTGTCGCTTTGCTTTATCTTTCTTGCTGCCTTGTGGCCCTCTACTCATTTCTTGCTTTGGCACATTGTCACTCCTAAATTCTTTGTTCGCTATTGCAATAAGCTGCGTCAGCCTGGTGCTATACTTGCCAATGTCAGCAATGTAAAAGCCAACTATTTCGCCGTCAGCCTCTAATAAGCAATCTCTAGTTATGTTTGGCTCATAATATGGGCACTGCTGTCCAATCTTTACGTTATGCTCTACCTGTTGCAGTTTAATTGTTTCCATTGCTTTATCTGTTTAGGGTTATTGAAACGCAGTTGCAATTCTGCTTTAGGATGGCAACCTTTCTTACTTTTATATCTAAAAAAATTAGGGTATTTGTGCATCAGGTATGCGCTGTCTACAATCTTTCTGTCTACTCGTTGCTCATACGTGCCGATGCCGCCTGGTTCGTAATGGCCGGCAATAGGTTTTATCCATGAATTTATAAGCACGCAATTATTTTTAATTAGCTGCTCAGCACAATACCCAAAGTCCTCCATCGCTTCTAGCTTTGTATCATATTGCAGTCCGTTGTATTTGATAGCAACAGCCTTTGATATTACATAGCCGACGGTCTTGTATTTTTTAGCGTTAAAAAAGTAATTATCTACCGTTGCATAACCTATGTATTCTGCTTTTATTTTTTCCGCTATGGCAATATCTGCCTCTAGCAACTGCATATATTCTTTCGCAGTAAACTTTTGATATATAGTTTTTTGTGTTATGTCTGCACGCGATACGTCGATTTGTTTGCAGGTATTGTAGTATGTATCATTAAACCGCTTAAACCCTTTGATATTGTCATCTAGTGATACGTACCACTGACCACGTACTGCTAGATTCTGCACAATGTAATTCCTTTGATTTGTTATGCCTGGTGCAACATTAGTTACAATGATATCAGATGCTGCAACTCTGCCAGATGCAACATAAGCATCGCGGCATTTTTCAGTGTGCACTAAAACCTTGTAAGGTATATTGTCCTTATCAAGCCATTGTGTTGTTGATATAGTGTCTGCTCTATTGTACGATGGTATGTATATCGGTATCATACTTTTCGCATTGCCTCTAGCACAATGTGTCCGATGTTTTTACCGTTGCTTCTAGCTTCGTTGATTAACTTGTACGCCTCATCGTAGTGTTCTATGTCAAACTCTATTTGTATTGCTTTCTTAACATTGTTGCTCATATCTGCAACATCGCCGTCTACGTCTAATTCGTCTAGTATTGAGTAATCTACTTCATCTTCTGGCTGCCATACGTCTAATCCCCAATCTGCTAAATCAGTATTTGCCCATTCATTAGCCAACAAATCCCAATCCCAACTTCCATATCCTACATTGTCCTTGATAACAAACTGCTTTTGTTCTGCCTCTGTTAAGTCAGTTGCATATACCACCGGCACTTCCTTCAAACCAATGTGTTGACAGGCCAGTAATCGCATATTACCGCCGAGCACAACATTATCTGCATTGACAACAATAGGTCGCAGTTCTAGCATTTGCGGAAATTCCTCAATAGAACGTACTAGTTTATCAAATTTGTCTTTGATTATTACGCGCGGATTGTTTGGGTTCTGCTTGATAGCAGATAATTTTATTATTGTAGTTTTCATCGTACCTTGAATATATTGTTTTTTCTATATAGTTGTATGCAGTCACGGCCAATTACATCATCAGGGTCAATTGACAAACCTTGATATCGTATTTCATAATGCAGGTGTGGCCCTAGTGAATTACCGGTGCTGCCTACTATGCCCACTGCATACCCTTGCCTAATCCATTCGCCCTCTGTAACTAGCAATTCCCTTAAATGTGCATAGTAAGTTTCTAAACCATTTAGGTGTGTTACTATGACCAGGTAACCATATCCGCCATTATATCCTTTCTTAGCGTATCGTACACGTCCTAACCAAGAACTGTAAACCGTATCTCTATTATTGTGTGATATGTCTAAACCGTGATGTATTCGTCCGTTCCTGTAACCGTGTCCACTAACTAGTACACCGTCAACAGGATAGTGTATATCTGTAAGGTGTAGTGTTGCAGTATCTGGCAAGCTGACAGGCCTGTAATGTATTTGCGCCTGCACACTAACCGCAAAAAAACTCAGTATTATAAATCGCATAACATATCTAATAACTCTTGCTGTGGAAACATATCGCTCTTATATTTGTTCGTGTTGCTGTGTGTCCATAAACCTTTTATCCTGCCGTAGTACGCATCTACGTTCCACTCAAATGCTGCTGCACCTTTTTGTTTTACAAGTTCTGGCAAGCCTTTGCGCACGTCTATGTTATCGCGATTGCCTATAAATTCAATCAGGTGCTTTAGTGCGTTCAGTTGCTTTTCGCTGTATCTGTGCCAATACTGTTTATTTTTAAACGGTTTGTCTAGCTTAACAATCTGTTCATCGTGTACTTTATATCCTGCGTAACATTTACCGTCTACAATGTAACTGAAGTTGCACACCTCAATTCCAACGCTGTCTGTGTGCATTGCCTGGTTTCCGTTCTTGCCTAAATGCCAGGCATAGCCGCCGTCTGGTATGCACTTTACAATTTCGCCATCGTATTCAAAATCTGTGTTAAATATTGACGGGCCTCCAATAACAAACTCGGTTGCAATCCGTCCACGCTTATCACGTCCCCAATTGTCTATGCACTTGTAAGGGTTATGCCATCCTGCCGTATGATGCAGAAATAGATACTCCTTTTTCGTAGGCCCTTCCAAGTACTCGCCTTTTGGCAAGTAGTGGTTTCTAATGTCTATGTCTGCAAAGTGTTCAGGCTGCGCATCTGCTTCTTGCTTGTCTGTGGTTGCTAGTTGCAACATTGTCCAGGTCTTAGGGCCAACAATACCGTCTGACCATAGTCCTGTGTTCTTTTGGTATTCCTTTACAAAGTGTTCTGTAATCGGCCCAAATATGCCGTCAACGTCAATGCCTAATGCCTCTTGAATGACGCGCACATTGTCGCCGGTGCATCCTTTATATAATACTATCATAATTTAAAAATAATTAAAATTGTTTATGCTTCACAAACGGTTATGATTCCGCCATTTATTACATCGCTGCCAATTAACACGACGCTGCCATTAGGGTTAACGTAGAAAAAACCTGTATCACGGCCGCCTCTTATCATTTTGCTAATTTCATTTACTTCCTCGCCTTTGCAATACAGTGTCGTGTACTGTCCTTGATATTCTATGTCTATACGTATTTTCATATCTACAAATTATCGTCCCTGTCCTCTATACCGTTTGCGGTAATTTTTAGACGTTGCACTTTTTTGTGTCTTTTTTTTTGCGTGCACGCCTTTACGTTTAACTTTTTTTCTAGTCAGTGGCTGTGCGATGTACTTAATTCTCGGCATAATATTGTCGCTTTAGCTGTGTATGTCTTTCGTTAAATATATCGTATCGCTCTTGTATAGCGTGTTCCTCTGGCAGCATCATCATAATGTTATCAGGGTTTAATTTATACGCCGGATATGTGCCTTTGTTAAGTACGTGTGCGAATTGCCAGTGCCATTGATAATGATGTCGCGGCAACAGAGGCCGGCCAGATACCTCGCTGACGCGCTCACGTGTTGCCCAAACAAACTCAAACAGTTCCTTCTGGCTTTTCATAGGTTTTTACAACTGCTGTCATTATTTTTTGCACAACTTCGTCATTCTTCATCAATGCTAGCAACGCCTCCGCGCATTTGTTAGGCTCGCCGTGCAAACCTGCTGTCACCAGGCCCTCACTATTAACGTACACGACAAGCGCGTGGTCTACATTTTGTGGCACAGCGTCCTTTATTTTTTGCCGCAATCCCATTAGAACGGTAAATTGTGGTCATAGGCTGTGTCTGCAACTTCTTGCCTTTCTTGCTTGTTGTTGCTGCTAATAAATTCAAAGCTGACTACCTCTACGTCAACAGCGTACCGGTCAATTCCATTTTTGTCTTGATATTTTCGATGTCGAGTCTTGCCTTCTATGTAGATTTGGTCGCCTTTATTAACGTACTTATGCAATGTTTCGGCTGTTTTGCCATAGCTGACTACATTGTGCCAATCTGTGCGTTCTTGCTTTTCGCCGTTCTTTGTCCAACGCTCTGACGTTGCGACGCTAAACTTACAGATTGTCGTACTTGCATCAACGATTTCTGGTTGTTGTCCAACCCTTCCTAAAATTAACTGCTTGTTCATAAATAATCTTTTACTTTATCATAACTAACGCTCTTCACGTCCTCCATTTTACCCCTGCAACCGCAACTATGCGGCCTTGTCGCATACGTAAAAGTGTACTTTCCACATTTACATAATTGTATCCCTTTAATTGTTGTGTCTAGCTTGTCATTGCATACCTCACATTTAAACGTGTTTCTTTTTTCGCTGTAACTATACATTATTCCAAAACCTTAACAACTGCGCGCGCTTCATTTTCAGTATTTTGTCATTCTTTGAATCATAAGCGTACAATAATTGATTAACAATTTTGACGTAATCTTCTAAGCGTGACCATTCAAAATAATTTGTATCTACTTCTAACTCAAATACATCATCGTGCGCAGCGCGTATTGCATTAATGTTGCCGGTTACTAAATACTCGCATACCTTCTTTTCAAATTGATGCAAGTATCCCTCTGCTTTTGTTTCGTATGTGTCTAGCATATATCTAAATTAGTAAATTTTAATAAGGTAAAATATCAACATTGTCAACAATCCAATTATCGTACCGACTACTTTTGCCAACAAATTGTAAGTCACAAACCAAACATTCGCCCTCACGATTCTTTTTTATAATACCATACGCTTTACTTTTTTCAGTCTGTCCGCCGCGTATAGGGTCATCATTTAGTTCATAATATTCTGGTCGGTACAAAAAGGTTACCGTGTCAGCATCCTGCTCAATGCCGCCAGATGCACGCAGGTCGCTTAGTTGTGGCACTTTATCTGGCCTTGATTCTACGCTTCTGCTTAACTGGTGCAGCAATACAATCGGTATGTCTAACTCGTTTGCCATTGCGTGAATGTTTTTAGAATTTTGCGTGACGCCTCTGTACTCGTCGCCGCCGTCATCCATTAAGCCTAAATAATCCATGACTAGAATAAACTTGCCGTATTTAGCACGCCACTTTAAGCACTTAATTCTAAGCTGCGCAAAGTTAATGCTCGGTGTATCGTCAACCTCAAAGTCTAATTGCTGCATCTGTAAATGCGCTTTGTCGTACTTCCTACGCTCGCTGTCATTTATCCTGTTCAGTCGTAACCGCTCTGTCTGTATATCGCTTAAATACGATTCAACACGAAGTGCAATTTTATCTCTTATCATTTCGCCAGACCAAAAACACACAGGCAAATGCTGACAAGCATTAACTGCAATACTAACTGCAAAAGCAGTTTTTCCCATAGCCGGCCGCGCCGCAACTACGTGGACGCCGGTATATAATCCGCCAATTGCTTTATCCCATTTGTGCAAACCTGTCGGCACTCCCATCATACCGCCTTGCCTATTGCTACGCTCTGCAAGTTCACGATTGATAATAGTAGCCAGGCGTTCAGGCTTTACCTGCTCAAAACTTGTTGTCATTGCATTTACACGCTGCTGCACGTTGTCTAACAAGTCGCTGACTTTTACGTTATCTTTTTCAGCTTCTTGTGCAATCATTAAACCCATCATACACAGGTCGCTTTTTATTGCACTGTTTTTTAATATCCAGGCGTGACTTTCAATATTTGCTGAACTGCCTACTTTGTTAGTCAATGCTGCTACATCATAGGCTTTTACCTTGCTGCGCTTTTGCTTCAGCTTATCGCATACCGTCAGCAGGTCAATCGGCTTGCCGTCTGCGTTTACTTCTACAATTGCCTCGTATAAATCTTCGTGCCAACCGGTAAAATAATCTGGCTGTAATATATTTGATACAACATGATACGCATCTTTTTCCATAAGGATTGCACCTAGTACAATCGCCTCAATTTTAACTTGTTGCATCAGGCAAATTTATAATTTGGTTTGTTATTGTTTTCTTTGTTCCACCAGGTGCGCGCTGTTGACTTCCAATTTTTTACTTCTAAACCGTTGCTTTTTAACCAACCTTGTGAATCGTAGTACAGAAAAAACTTAGCAGCATCCATCACGCTTTTGCCATTTTCAGTAAAGTAATCTGTTACCTGCTTTTCTGTAGGTTTAATAAACGTCTTTTGTTTTACTTTCTTTTTTATTGTTTTAGCATTGCCGTTGCTATGCTGTTGCATTGCTGTTGCATTACCGTTCCATCGCTTGCGTGCTTTTTCTTGTGCTGTTTTGCTTCTATTCTGTGCGCCTTCTACCTCCTCACAAATCCAATCAATAACAACGTTATCATCATGTATTTGTACAAAACCGCGTTTCATTAGCCTGTCTATTGCCTGGTCGTTACGTATATATTCACGCAACAATTCTTCGTCTACATCGCCTTCGCGTGTGAATAATAAATTGCAACAGTCAATAAATGCACCTTTTACTTCGTGCGATTCTAGCATTATGCGTCCGGTCAACCAGGTTTGCGGATAAAATTTAAACCACTTCAGAGCCATCGTCAAGTAAATTTTTAATTACATTTAATCTGCCTCCAATTGTTGGCTTTCCTTCTAGCAATTCTAAAACTTTCAAGGCCTTATCGTGCTGTGCGTCGTTATCGTTGCGCTTCATATAGTAGACAAAATCTGCATATCTGTTAGCATACTCCTGGTCTGTGTCCATACGGTCATTAAACTTTTTAATTGAATTTATTATCGTGGCGTGGTCACGGTGCAACGCGCTGCCTATCTGTTTTAAACTCATATCAGTTTCATCTCTAAGAAAGTTGCACATAAATTGACGCATTTCTATAAACCTTTTAGTCCTATCTGCGCAGGTCATATGTACCTTTCCAAGTCCGTAATTTTCTTCAATACGTTTAAAAACGTGTCTAATATCCATAATAAATAATTTTTTTTGTTAATATATAATTTTACCGGTTAGCAGCACGCTTTGCTGCCAGTGTGCTAGAATAACTATCTATATCTCTAATAGGGTCAAGCTGATTCCTGTACACTTTTTCTATCAATGCCTGCCTTTCAAACATATCGCCAGATTCTGCCGATTGCAGTATGTGCTCACACTGGTCATCATTGTAGCTTGACGTTTTTAGTATATGTTCAAGGTGCATCAATTGCTTGTATTTAATGTTTCGTGCCTCTTGTTCTGATATATGCAAGTCATTTATATCATCATAGGCATTAAATTCCCAACTCATTCAAAAAACAATTTGTCAATATTCCACCGCAAACCTAAATAATTCAAACATTCTTTGACGTTAATATTTGTTCTGTGCCATTTGCCAGAAATATAAATGTTACACACCGTGCACAAATGCAGTTGTATTGCATCAGTGCCTAATTGGTCATGCCTAATTTCTAGGACTATGGCTTTGCGCGTTGGCCAACTGTCAACAATGCGCTCCAATAACAAACGTTGACCCATTGGTATGCCCTTACTATTATAATTTTTCAATTCCATAAGTATCAGTGCTTCGTTGTTAAACTCTAGCACAGCATCAATGTCTGACGGATGTATCTTGTCATTCTGTAAACCGGTAAAATCAATCGCTTGTTTTATGTGGTTTACATTTTTAATCAGCGTCATCGTATATCTTTAATTCTTCAATCATTGTGTCAACCAGGTGCGTCGCTATTTCGTAATAATTCACATCGCTTTGAAAAGCAAATAACAAACCCTGCAACATTTCATCGCCGCAATACTCCTCAATGTGCGTTGCAAACTCCAGGCGCAAAATATCTGATACATAATGGCGCAGTAAATCAATGATGTATTCAGGCAAGTCATCGCCATATACGTAATCTTCACGGTCTAGCAACCATTGTTCAGCGTCATCAATGTAAAACTCCGCACTGCCGTCAAAGTATTCTAAATTTATACGCCAGGTTTCGTAATTTGTCCATCCGTTATATTCTATGTTCTGTAATTTATTCATCATTTTGTTTTATTTATTAGTACATATTTTTTAGTAAACTCGCCTGCGTTTATCATTGTGGTCATCTGGTCTAACCGGCCACGTATTTCGCCAGGCACAAAGCGCATTTCGCCTTCTATTTGTACAAGAGGGTATTCGTACAAATCACGCGCGCATCCCCATTTTACAGCACAGCGTTTCAGTGCGTCTGATATGCCGCCTTTAGTTGCTTCAATTGCTGTATCATCTGCGCCGTCCTCTTTACTGACCCACGTGTCGCCACACTTTACGTAAAGCGTACAAAGCACACCTTTACCTTTCCATTCTGTGTAACTGTCTTTCCAATTTTCAGGGCCAAATGCAGCGTCAAAACGATTCATCACTGCGCGACTGGTAATGTATGGCACAATTGTCGTCTTGCCATTCTTGGCACTTTGTACACGCCATTCTATTTCGCTAGGCTGTATCGGTTGTCTAAGTAAATCAAAGTTATTCATTATCAAAATAGTTTATAAAGTTAGAAATGCCAATGGCACAAGCATCAAGTTCGGCCATCCGTATAATTGTCACTACATCGTTCAAAGGTAAATCCCAGTACGATTCATATTGGTTAAGCGCGGCAATTGCACGCGCGTAATTAGTTGGACTTTCGTCTTTGTTGTTTAGTAGCTTTACAACGTTATCAGGGTTTAATTTATCAATAAGTTTCATTGTTTAATTCATTAATAAGTTTAGTAATAAAAGGAAGCAAGTTATGTCTGCCGTACTCGTTACGCAATACTTCAGCAGTATATTTTGCCAAATCTTCCGCGCCTAAATTTTCAGGCAATATTGTGGCAATTTGCCTTCCAATAATTGACCAATTCCTAGCCGTTAATTCAACAGGTTGCTGAGTATGATAATTAAATTTGCGTTTATCTGATTCATTATTGAAATGCTTATCCATTGCACCGGCGACAATACTTATAAATCCTTCAATACTTGCCTCACATAAGTAATCATCTAAGTACATAATTGCTCTTTCCCTTTCTTGTCGTTTTCTCATTGTTGCTTGTGTTGTATTCATATTTAATTGTTTTGTTCTGCATCACGTAAAGCGTCGTAAGGACATACCTCAAAATCTACTTCCTCGCCGTAATACTTTTCATCTAAATATCGTTCGTGTGTGTACGTCATATATTTATTCATATAAAAGTACAGGCCAGTAACGTCGTTAACCATCTCGGCATATGTCGGCCATAGCTTTTTCTGGCTGTTCAAACCTTCATACCAGTCCTCAAAGTCATAGCCTTTGATGGTTGTGTATGTTGTTGCAGATGTGTTGTAATCTTTAGTGCTGTAATACACAATGTAATCTAATTTATTGTGTAATTCAATTGACTTAATGTTATACATAATGTTAATAATTTATACCAAATATAAACACTGCAACCGGATATGCAAGTACTTCAAACAAAAAAATTTATTTTTAACTATGTTCAATTTAGAAATAACTACGCTAGACGGCACACAATCAGTTGCATTGCCATCAGGATGGCACGAAGTATCATACACTTATTACAACGAACGTATCGCACCATTCGCAGTACAGTCAGAAGATGTAGTGCACAATAACGTGCGCCTTGTTTGCTCAATGTTAGGCGTTGATGCAAGCCGTGCAAATATTATGGAATTTGCTACAATACTCGGCAATTTGTTAGGATGGATGGAGGAAGTGCCGGAAGTGACGCAATTTACAGTAGACAACATTCCGTACAATTTACCAGTACTAGGCAAAGCACAAGCCGGCGACAAACCTTTCATGACTGTTGGCGACTGGGAAAATGCAAACGACGCGGTCAAGTTTTTACAGGATTCTGATTATGACCAGGATAACGGTGCTGATGTTGGCCTGGTGTTATTAGCGGCACTTGCTAGAGGGCCACAAGAAGTAAATGATATAGAATTTGCGCGTCGCCTTAAAGAATGGCAACACGTCAACATGGATATTATTCTGTCTGCTTCGTTTTTTTTTCTTTTGTTCAGTCACACATTCGTGACGGATACCCTGCCTTCTTTGACAGAACTAACGAAACAAGCAACTCAACTCCTGCCAGATATAACTTTGGATGGACTACGATGGTTGCAAGACTGGCGTCAGCAGGTATATTTGCAAAGCCTGCAGAACCTGGTACAATAATAGAACACACTTACGCCGCCTGCTTGCTAGAATTTATGAAGTACGGTCAGATATACGCAGCCGGTAATTTATAAATCCATCAAGCAATTGATTGCAGTATGGCCGCCGATAACTACGCCGCAACCTAGTGCCTGCTTTTTGTAATTCTTAGCATAGGCAGCAGCATAAGAATTGCGGTCGATGCCGCATCCTACTTGCATTCCAAATATTTTAAACTTGTTGCCGACCATCCATTCAACGTAGGATTGTGTGTGTATATGGCCCTGTACTGTTGACATCATATCGTTTTTTGCGCGTGTGCGCGCTGTTCCTCCTTCGCCGTGTACGTACTGCACATCATCATATACAATACGGTCAACCCAGTTCCAATCAGTGCCGAGCACTTCGTTGTATGATTTTATCCATTGTTGCGGTATAGCACTGCTAAATGCTTTGCGCATTACTAACCTGTCATGATTGCCTATCACTACGTCAGCAACACGAAACACTTTTGACCATTGCTGCACCTGGTCAATTGCACGTTGTAATTCATCGCCGCCACCGTAACCGTCAGGATTAGTTTCGTGATACGACGCATAATGATTATCAATTATATCTCCAATGAATATAACTTGATTGCAGTTAAACCGATTGTAAATATTAACACAATGCTCTTTGTATCTAGCGTGAGAAAATGGTAGATGTATGTCTCCAATAATAAGTATTCTGCGCTCATCACGTGTTAGGTTTTCAAATGCTTGCCGGCGTTGGCCGCTTAGTCGTGGTCGTATTTCTGACATATTGTTTGTATTGTGTTAAATAACGCACCAACAAGCGATTCTTGAAATTGTATGTTGACCATTCTACTGTAATCATAGTACAGGTCAATGCTGCCTGCGTATATAACAAATGACGGACATTTTGGTTTCATCAATATAGCGTGTTCGTGTTCTAGTTCATAGCAAACTTTTTCAACAGGCATTTGCCAACCATCCATATTTATAGACATTTCCTCGTATAGTAATTCGCCAATGTGTTCGCTTTGTAGCCTGGTGTTACCTATAATGCGCACGCCAGAACGTTCGTTTGTACCAGTGTATATAGATACACAAAAAGCGTTGTCAATTTTTGCAGCCTGCTTTATTCTGTTGACGCGCGTTTGCTCAGAAATGTCTGTGTGTTCAGGGCATATATTGACGTAAGGTATATGTTCGTAATCTAATTCCCTTTGTAAATCATTGCATATCCAACGACTATAATTCCCACCGTTAAGGATACCACATCTAAACTGAGGTGATTGTTTGCCAATGTACTGACCTGCAATAGTGCCTCCGCCTTCATTGTTTAGAATTACCATTTAGATAATTTTTGATAGCAGATAAAAAGCCTGTGCCGGTAAAGCGTTGTATATTTTCAAACACGCTTAACATTTCAGTTGATGCGATTACACTGCTAACAGCAAACGAAACTATCATGTGGCCTTGTGGTAAATATATCAAATCAAAGGCGTGTGCAATAAGTATAGCGATGAAGTATGCAATGGTCTTATCAATAGTCTTACGCACACCACGACTAATAAATTTCATTTGAGATGCTTTGTAGCCAGTGTATAAATCAGCAATAACTACGACAACAGTGAACACAAGATGCCAGGCAATAGGCAGTAAAAACCATCCTATCGCTGTAAGTATCGTTGAAAGTATGCTTTTATGTATCACTTTTTTTTGCACGTCTGCGAAGTTTACGCTCTGCTCGTAGTTGCTTTCGCTTCAATTTAGTTGCACGTAACTTTGCGCGTGCTTCTTTTACAGGTCGTTTTATTTCTAAACGTGTGGCCTGGTTGTTTGCTATTGTTGGCAAAGCCTTCCCAAAGCCTGCAAAAAATTCTATCAGCGATGCAAGTAGTTTACTTAGCATTCTCCTTGTCCTCCTCCTCTTTTTCTACAAATAAACGTTCCTCAATTGCATCTGGCAGTAATTCCAAAATACGTTCAAGTATTTTATCGTCTTTTTTTGTCTTTGTCATAGGCGCAATGTATCGGTCATAGAACACGACTGCACCTAACAGGATTGAGGCAATTTGCCATCCATAGGTCTGGATAAAATCTACTAGAAATTTCATACTACGAATATTGAATTTGTTATAAAATCACGGTTATCTTGTTCAGTCCAATTGTACGTGTTAGCATTATCACGCAAAAAGTCAATTAAACGTTGACGCAATTGTTGAACAAGTGTTTCGTTTTGTTGGTGTGCCATCTTACGCGCCTCGTCTGTCGCTGTGGCGTTTGGTGTGTTTGTGTATGCTGCGCCGACATTGCTCATGCGCGGACTGTTGTTAGCTAAAACAAGCGACTTGACGCCGTATGCTAGAACAGGCTTTACATAATTGTCACGCAAAGTGATTTCAGCAGCCGTTGGGCTTCCGCCACTTACAGCAGCAAACAATGTATCGCCTAGTATTGGCTTTATTGTGTTGTCCTCAATCAAATCAATGTACCTGCTTTTTATATCAGCCGTATCAAAATTTACGTAGAACGCTTCCGTCACTATATCACTCGCTGTCATCAATGCCATTATTCCTCAATTTGTTCTGTTGATTCGTCACTTACTTCCTCAACGTTTTGGCTAGGATTTTTTAACGTTGTTGGTTTACGTACACCACGCTCGTCAACCCATCCTTGTCGTACATCATTATTCATTTGTGGTAAGTTCATCATCTTACGTAGTGCAGCCTCGTCCTCAATGTTAGGCGTTACACCTCCTGAACGTACTGCCGTACCATATACCTCAAGCAATCGTTGTACTTCCTCAAGTGACATTGCACCTTGTGGCAATGCTTCCTCTGCATCTTCGGCAACATAGCCAAGTTCTTTTTGTACTTCCTCAACCGGTACAGCCAGGTCAATCTTTTGTTGGCTAACATAATCAAGTGCTGTAAACATTGGCTTATTTTCAAATATAATTGGGTACTGTTCTGCAAGTTCGTAATATTCTGTGCCTTCTAAGGTGTGTAAATAGGTGTGCAATATTTTTTCCTGCAACGGTTCTATCTCATATTGCATCACACGCCTATGATGGTTTTCAATTTCGCGCACGTTGCCTAGTTTACCGGCTTCTTCAACTCCCATTAGTGACGGATGCCATCCTGCAGCCATAATGATGTTTCGTTCACAGGTACGGCCTAAGTCTTTAAACGCGCCGTCAGTTGGCAAATTGTACTGCACTAGAGATAACTTACCATCGCCGCCAGAGATATTGACCGGAGTACTCGGCCCAAAAGCTGACTCTCCTTTTAACTGCTCACGGATTCTGTCGCGTATTTCTGTCGCCGTATCATCGTCCGGTGTAAAGGGCATTTCCACATTTAGTATGCCGCTTAGATGAATAGAATTTTGGAGATGTACATAGTTAAACCTCGGCAAAAGTGATTCTAAGATTGAATCATAATATGCGCCAGTCCAGTTCGCCCGACCGTACAGTTGTTTACCTGGCTCGTAATCCTCAATACGATGCACACAAACCTTTTTAAACACTCGGTCTTGTTCATCTAAAAAATCCTCATAGCCATAACCTGATAACGGTAGCCTATAAGGTCTGTATTCGTTGCGTGAATAGTGTGCCCAATTTTTACTTATCCATACACCGGTCGGCTCTAGGTATTCATCAACGTCTGAGCCGAAACGTACTTGCGACGCATCTAGGTGCATTGCAAAGCTGCGCTCTTTTATTGGTGTGCTGCCGGCATACTCAATGTATCGTACTTCTTTTATAAAGCCTTCGCCGTGCAGTTGTACGTCTAGGGCAACACGGTAGATAAGTTGTCGTAAGTCGTAATGTGTTTTAGGACTTGTAAACTTATCAATCTTCTTTTGTAGGCTCTCGTTCTCCGTCTTCAGGTCTGACGCTACCAGGTTGCTCTTTTGCGTCAACACTGCTCTTAGCGTTTTGCTGTTCTGGTATGCTTCCGCTATTCTCTGCGGAAACAGGCCGGCGTTTCCGTCCTCTCCCCACTTGACCCACTTCGTTCCCCTGTAACCTACTACCTCCGACCCCATCGTCGGCTTTTCGTGACTTGCGTCTAGCAGGTTTAGTATCTGAAAGGCACTCAAAGAACTTAGGGTATTTTTTGCAGGTTTTTTCATTATAGGGATTTGAACCATCTAAAGGAAATACAAGGGTAAGCCCACCCCCAACGAAGGAGATGGACTTGCCTATGTATTGTGGTTTTACCTTGCAGTTGCAAGACATATTAAGAGCCAGGTGTTAATAATTCTGCAATAATCAGGTCGTGGTCTGTTATTGGAGAGCCTGTTGCGCCTGTGGTCTGAATTAAAACAAATGGAGGTTGCTCTTGCATTCCCATTATGTTTAACTCAAAAGTGTTGGCATCTGTTCTCACAGAACCTGAACCACCATTCAATGAATTAAATTCAAGTGTTCCCAATTCGCTTTGGTCAGCACCTAATACTCTCAACTCATTGTCAGTACCAAATTCTTGAACAACTGCAACTAATTCACAAGTGTCTCTTATCGCTTCTAATGCGTAAAGTTGTGCAGATGTAGGTGCAGGAACATTCATAAAGATGTTAACGGTTGTAACGTCTACTCCGTTATCCTGACGCTCAGTATTAGACTCGTAGCGAGCCTCGCCTTTTTTGAATGTAAACTCTACAAATCCGTTACCTACTCCTGTTGCCGCAAATACAATGTCATCAACTGCGTGATTAGAAGCAGCAACGTCAAAAGAAACTGATGAAATTAAAGACAAATCGCAAAGTAAAAGGCGTTTAATACCGCCTGCAACTCTGTTACATTTTTCTACTGTTAAACTACTTAAAGCCATATTTTCTATTTATTTATAGGGTTAAAAATTAGCTTAGAAGTGTGATGCTCTTACCGTCAGAGATATTTACATCGAAACAAAAATCTAATCTATATCGAATTGTACGTGATGCGTTAACAGCCGCCTGGTCTGCAATCAATACACTGTTCAAGTCACTCAATAATGGTGTGGCAAAGTGTAGATTCGCAACACGTGATACAACAATTGCATTGTGTCGCATTTCAGGGATTTCGTATACATCATATCCTAAGTAACGCAAAGCGTACTCGCTGCTGTAAACGTTTGGCGAATAAGCATCTTGTGCTTGTGCCATTTTGTAAGCTGCTGCAATGCGTGATGATACATAAATAGCAGTGTCAGGTGCTAGACGGATGCTGTCTGGCATTTGCTCGTAACACGCTTCAAGTGCTGCAACAACGTTACTTTTATTAATAACTGTTACTGTTCCGCCTGACCAAGTGCTAGCAAAACCTGATGTATCTAGTTCAATTTCAAATTTGTTCGTTGATACTAATGCTTTGATAGTATGCGTTGTATTTGACAATCCTGTCCACGCTGCACTACCTCCTGCGATTGTACCGAAAGTAACTTTATCTCCTACTGCGAATCCTGTATTACTTGTTACAGTAATTTCAGCATCGCCTGCTTTAGTGAAATCCGAAATCGTTTGCTTGAATGTACCTTGTACCCCTACGTCGTTGACGCTAGAATCTGCAAGCATTTTGTCAATCAATCCTGTTACGGCATTTGAACCAGTTTTAGATAAACCTTGTGATGCGCCGAACTGCGTGATAGCAGCAGCAGAACCATTCCAAATAGATGCGCCAACAAAGAGAGATGCTTTTTGTGCAAAGTGTGCATTGAATGCGTCCTCTAGCGTTGCCGGTGCAGCGTAATCGCCTGCTGCGCCTCGTGGCTGCTGTGCAGCTAACCAAAAGCTGTCAAGTGCTTTGTAATCAATTTCAGCGTTTATCATATACTTACCTAGATTAAACTTAATTTCATCTAAGCTAGTAGTTGATGAACTGGCAAACTCGCCATTCGCATCTTTGATGTTAACTGCTGTGTCAGCAAATACTGCTGTCGCTTTATCATCTACATTAGTGTGCAGAGTGATATATCCGTTTTCAATTGTACGAGCACCTAAAACGGAAGATGCTATAATTACATCGCTGAAATATCCTGCGTATGTATCCGTCGTTAAACTAATTTGTGCCATTATTTCTTAAATTTTAGGGCGTTTTGAATTGCAACTTCTTTCCAATTTAATTCAGTTGCTTTATTGTCTGGCGTGTGTACTTTCATAGCTGCACGCTCTTCTTTTAATTCTTCCATTTGTGCCTTTAATTCAGCAACAACTTCAGTTAAAGTTTCAACATCAGATTTTACTGCTGCTTCGGCTTCTGCCTCTACCTCAGATTTATATTCTTTATTTGCTGCTTCTTCTTCCTCTTCGTATACTGCTTCCTCTTCCTCCTCGTCCATTGCTTCAGGCTCTTCTACTACACGTTCTTCAAGAACGCCCATAGCGATTACCATAGCGTGGTCATCCATAGGAATAACTGCAACTTCTGGTGCAGTCATGTACTTCTCTTGCCCTTCGCCAAGTTTAACACATACCTCCTCAACTCCTTCTATATTGTCGGCAAGTGCCTTAATAAGATCAAGTTTAGCAGATACATCTAAACCAAGTGCAAGGTCTTTGATTTCGTCAGACGTTAACGCCTCGACTATTTGACTTTTAGTCTTAAACATTGCTGTGATTTTTGTGATTAAAGATGAATGTAAACCGCCAACTTGCTCACCACTATAATCTACTCTATCGGCAAAGCCTAACTCTACTGCTTCCTCTGGTGTTAACCAAGTTTCAGCATCAAGCATTTCAATTAAGGATTCCTCAGGTTGACCTGTTTTAGTTTTATAACGCTGAACCATTATGTCTCGAACTTTGTCGAGTACGTCAGCAGATTGTCGTAAATCTTTTGACTCCCCAACAGCGACAGTGTGGGGATTATGCACCATAAGCATCGAGGCTTCTCTCATAATTACACTTTGACAAGCCATCGCAAAAAGTGATGCAGCACTTGCCGCTAATCCTTCAACGATTGCCGTTGTTGGGCCTTGATGGTTTTTGATTGCATTGTAAAGTGCAAAGCCTTCGAACACATCGCCACCAACTGAGTTGATCTTGATTACTAAAGGTGCTGTTGTTCTGTTTTCGATTGCATCAGCAATCTTTCTTGCGGATACGTCCCAAGTACCAACCTCGCCTGAAAGCACAACTTCGATGCCTTCCGCTTTATTGTTAATCTTGGCAAGTGACGAGTCGCTGATTTTTGCTTTTACTGTGTTTATTACTTCTTTCATACGCTTTTCGCCTAATGTGCCAACACACGCCCATTTGATTTGAGCAACAACTCCTGCAATGTTAGAAAGGTTAGGACTTGTGTCGTCCTTAAACTGTGCACCGTCCTCAAAATGTCTTGCACACCACGCCTCTCTTTCTGATACCCATTGCAAAACGCCTTCCGTCTTATCGCCTTCTCTGTATTTCGTAAAATACTCAAAGGCCTCATTGCCTCTTATGTTGCCTCCTGCTTTCCAAATCTTAGGATAGTTATCCTTTAAGTCCTTGGCATAAGCAAAGTCAAACCTGTCGTAGTCACTCTGTGTCAACGCAGGCTTGTCAGGGTTTATTGGCATCACACAACGATACGTAAAACCATTGGTATTTTTTCCAATAAAAAAAGCCCCCTATATTTAGGAGGCTACAAACAAAAACACCAAATTGTTTTTAATTATGTTCTATTAAACTTTTTAGTCCACGCTTACTCATTAACATATCTTGACAACCAAAAGTTATGTCATACATTTTTTTGTGTCCTCGAAAATGATTAATAGGTTTACCTTGTACAATTGATTTTAAAATGATTGGAAACCCAAATTTTCTTGTTTTTAAAGTTCTCATTGTTTGAATTTAATAATTAGATAATAACTCTAAGTTATACCTTTTGTTGATATATCCAAAACTTTTTCAACATTTTTATATTTAGGTTATTTTCCTAACCCATTCAGATGACCGTCCAAACTTGTTTGCAGTTTCCTCGTATGCCTTCATTGACTCTCCGTGAATCTGTAAACGTTCACGATAATAAGCCTTGGCAATTTGCTTTACATTAATAGGCACAAAAGCACCTGTGTTAATCATCTTTCTAATGTTGTCTGTCATCCGATTGTTCTTAGTGATTCAATAACGTCTACACTATTCTCACGTTCTCGCAGTTGCTCAACAACCAATACAGGCTGTCGTGATTTCATACCAGAGGCAATAATGTCTGCCGCTCTATCTGTTGGCGTTGCTGATTGTATAGGATCTAACACACCACCATTAGCAAAAAAAGGCACACCACCACCTGCTACGTTTATTGCTGATGCCATAGATGCAAGTGCAGGGTTAGCCATTACGCCCTTGGTCATTATAGCCTCGCCACCTTCAGCCTCTCCAAAAAACGCACCGCCTTTGCTAAACATTTGGATGCCACCTTGTGCGTGGCTTGGGCCGTTTAAGATGCCACCTTTAGCAAACTTCTGCGATTTGATCATTTTTATTTGTGCTGCACCTTGTGCTGTTGCTATACCTGCCATTATTAAACCTGCAGGCAAAAATGGCTGTGTGTTAAGTGCAGAAGTAACCGCCTTGGCTGTATTAATTACAGCTTGGGTAATATCAATCTTTTGTTGCTTACGTGCTGCATCTTTTTTAATTTGCTCTTTTTTCTTTTCAGCTTGTTCTTCGTTTATCACACCTTGTTGCAACATCTGGTCAACATTGAGTCATTACATCTAATCCTGCCTCCACGCCTGCAACACCTTGATTTATTTTTGCAACCTGCTCTTCGTTTAAGCCAAGCCTGTCGGCAAGTGTCTTAGGCTCGCCATCTTCGTCTTTTCCTAAGTCAGATATTTCCAGATTAATACCTGCAAGTGCGTTGCGTAGTTCTGCAAGTGCGCCACTACTTTCGTCAAGTAAACCGGTGTCTAACATTTCTAATAGCGACATACTACTTAGCGATTCCTCAATTGAGTCGATTTGACTCTGTATTGCATCTTTTTGCAACTGCAATTGTTTCATTTGGAAAGACTTCATTATAGCAAGCTTTTCCTCTTCTGTGCCTTGGAAATTACGCAACTCATTAAGATGCGCTGTTTCGGCTACAAGTAACTCCATTTTTAGACCTTCGTCTATTGTTTTAAGCCTCTCGTCAAAATTGTCTTTTATCGATTTTATATTGTCGGCATTGCGTTTTTCGTTAGCCAATCGTTCTTCTTCGTTTGCCTTATCACGAATAACTTTTATGTCATCGTTAAACTTTGCTAATAACGCTTCACGAGCAGCAAGTTCTTGCTCGGTCATGTCAGTAATGTCCTTGTCAAGTTCAAGTTCTCGCAGTTTGTCGTTAAGGCGTTTTGTAAGTAACTCCTCTTCCGTCATATTGCGTTCTTGCTCTGCAACAACAATGTCATTTATTGCATTTATCCTGTCAAGTGCTTCTTGTGCTTCTTGCTGTGCAATTCTTTCTGCTTCTTGTCGCTCCTTGGCTCTGCGGCTTGACCTACGGCTTGAGCTTTGTGATTCTGCTCGGTCTATGTCATCAAGCCTGTTTTGTGCAAGTTTTGCAAACTCTTCATTTGTTAATGCGATACCTTCAAATAAAACACCATTTTTTTCAGCATTTTCCTCAAATTGTGTAGCAACTCTCTGCAAATGGTCAACAACTTCGTCTGCTGTTAGTTCGGAAAATATATCTTCAGCCTCTGTAAGTAACGGCTGTCGTGCCTGCTCCACTGCAATATCCCTAAGGCTTGTCGCATAGGCATCTGCTTCTTCTTTAGCCGCTTTAAGTGCTGCTTCTGCCGCTTTAGTTTCTGCTTCAAGTTGTGCTTGTGCTGCTGCTGCGTTTTCTGCTGATTGTTTTTGATTTTGCAACATTTTTGTAAACTGCCCAGATGACTGTGTTGCGTTATCTGTTTCCTTGCTTGTAATTCCTAAAGCAGCACCAATAGACTTTAAAGGTGCAATTGCTGATGC